ATGCGTCCCGTCCTTCCCGCCCTCGCCGCGATCCTCGTCCTCGCCGGCTGCCTGTCCCCCCGCGAGGCCTGCATCGCCTCGGTCAGCCGCGAGCTGAACACGATCAATTCGCTGATCGCCGAGACGCAGGGCAACCTCGCCCGCGGCTACGCGCTGGAGGAGCGGACGGAGATCTACACCGTGCCCCGCCGCTGCGACGGCACCAACGCGGACGGCACCACCTTCACCTACAGCTGCCCCGAGCAGCGCACCCGCAGCCGCAACGAGCCGGTCGCGATCGACCTCAACGCCGAGCGCGCCAAGCTGAACTCGCTGCTGGAGCGCCGGGCCTCGATGGAGGCGGGCACCAACGCCGCCGTGCGCCAGTGCATCGCCTCCAACCCGGAGTGATTCCCGCTTGACGGGTCAGATGGCCTCGCCTATCTGACCCGCGGCTCGGCGGAGTAGCTCAGTTGGTTAGAGCAGCGGAATCATAATCCGCGTGTCGGGGGTTCAAGTCCCTCCTCCGCTACCATTTATCTTCAACGACTTACCTAGCTTCCGGCCCGACTCGGTTAGACCAGTTGGGAGGTCAGTTGGGGATTTTCGTTCTTCCTTCGTATGCTTCCAAGAGGCGGATTGCGGTGGCGGCGAGCGCCGAATCACGGCCGAGGTAGTGGTCTCGCATGATCGTCTCGACCCGCTTCAAATCGTGTCCGGTGACAGCGGCGATTTGAGGGACCTGTGCTCCAGCAACGGCAAGGCGCGTGACGGCTGATCCGCGAAGATCGTGGAAGGTCAGGTCTTCAACCCCGGCCGCCTCGCACGCCTTACGCCAAGACGCTCGGAAGCCGGATTCGGTCCAAGACGTGCCTCGGGTCGTCGAGAGGATCGTCACCGCTTCCCGCTTGGTCGCCTCGAGGATCGCCCGGAGCGGAGCGCCAACAGGCACCTCTACCGGAACGTTGCCCTTCCGTTGGCGGAGCCGGATCGTCGAGCCGTTGTAGGCCTTCCACGTCAGCCGGAGGAGGTCGCCTTGCCGCTGGCCGGTCCAGATAGCGAGCATGAAGGCGAGGCCGATGTGCGGCGGCGCGACCTTCAGGAAGGCGGCTTCGTCCTCGGCCGTCCAGATGTTGTCGACTCGGGTCGAGCGGTAGAGCTTGCCCGGACGTTCGCACGGGTTGGCGGGTACCGCTCCGCGGTCGTAGGCCCATGCTAGGATCAGGGCGAGCACGGCGAAGGCGTAGTCGGCCTGCCGACGCGACTTGGCGGCGAGGCGGTCGCGCCAGTTCATGAACTCCCCGCGGGTGCGCCGGTCGCTCAGGGCGGCGATGGGGAAGTCGCCGAAATCTTCCTCAATCTTTGCGATGTGCTTCGCGTAGTCGCGACGGGTGCGGAGCGCGAGGTCTTGGAACTTGGGCGCGTCCTGATAGGCCCTGAGGACCGAGGAGAGGGTGCCGGGCGGGGGCTGGAGGCGCTCGGCCACGGCCGCGTTGTACGCCGCAATGAACTCGGGCGCTCCGGGTTTGCCGGGCAGTCGCGGACCGCCCTTCCACGCATAGTAATAAGTGACGCTCGACCCGTCGGCGAGACGCTTCGAGACCCTATTCACGCCCTTCAGCCTGACGCGCACGTCGTGCCCTCCAGTTATCAAACGGCAGGGCTTCCGACTCGTGCCCTTTGACCACGGTAACGCCGATTGTCCCATCGGGCGAAACTTCCACCTTCACGACGTCGAGGCCTTGCGAGCGAACGGCTTTCACCGCCCGCTCGACGTCCCCTTGTCGGAAGTTGGAGGCCCGCCGCCCCATGGTTTCAGAACGTGCCGTTCAGGCGCACGTGGACGCTGGCTGAGGGGTTGCCCGCGGCGGTGACGGCGACGCCGATCTTCGTGTTGCCGCTGGCCGTGGCGGTCACGGCCCCGTCGGAGGTGCGCCAGTAGACGGCGTCACCGACGGCGAAGGCGTCAGTCGAGACCTTGGGCATGTCGAAGACACCGCGGGTCGTCAGGACCAGCGGCTCGCCGATGGCGGCATCGCCAGAGGCGATGCCGAAGAGCTGGCCGAGCTTGACGCCGTCCCCGCTCGCGGCCGCGGCGGCGGCCGTGACGGTGATCGACTCGCCCGGCTGGACGAAGTTGCGCATCTCAGGTTCCTTTCGAGGTGGTGAAGTGGAGCGCCGTCGGCGCGGGCCGTCCGGCGAGGGTCGCGATCTCGCGGTCGAGGGCGGCGAGCGCCCGGGCCATCTCGGCGTCGGACTTGAACTCCACCTCTTCGCCGTTCTGGTCGCGGAAGCGCCGCACGCCGTCGGAACGCGCCGCGATCAGCGCGTCCCGGGACTTCGTGAGCTGGTCGAGGGTGAGGGCCATCACGCCTCGCCTTCGTTGAGGTAGGCACCCCGCCAGTCCAGCCACCCGGCTCCGAAGTCGAGCCACGCGCGGAACTTCAGCCCCAGCGTGTCCCACGCCTCGGCGCGCTGGATTTGCACGCCCTGCGCCGAGCTGAGGTAGCCGTACTGGATCGCCGGGAGGCGGGCCGGGTCGGCGAAGACGTACCAGCGATCATCCGTGATCCGCGGCTCGACCAAGAGGGAGAGCTTGGAGCCGAAGGCGTTCACGTCCGCGACCGTGGCCGGGTAGATCGTCGCCAACAGGCGCTCGGCGGCCGACTCCAGCTCCGGCCCCACCAAGAGGTACTTGGGCGTCACGTTGATGAGCGTCTTGCCGTCGAGGCCGGTCACGCCGCGCATGGCCTTCCGCGCGCCTTCCAGCGCCGCCACGTCGCCCGCGGAGCCAAGCGCGAGGCCGGTCCCGGCGAGGTTGCCCCGGCTCGCATCGAAGACGGGCGTGCCGTCGCTCAGGTCCGGGTTGCCGGTGATGAGCTCGACCAGCACATCGGCCTCGGTCTGCGCCGCGGCCTCGCCGAAGGCGGCCGTCATGTCGCCCAGCATCCCGAGGTCATCGTTGATGAGGAGCTTCCGGCTCACGTTGATCGCCCGGCCGTAGGTGGTCAGGCGCATCGTCTCGCCGTTCTCGGCGCGGGTGGTGTGGGTGAACTCGCCGGACTCGGCCAGCTCTTCCAGCCGTCCCATTTCGCCGAGGCGGATGGCGGAAGCGGGCTTGAAGTTGGAAAGCCCGCGCTGCCGCCCGAGCGTCTTCAGCGGCGTCGCGGCGGCCCGGTAGGAGGCCAGCGCCGTCTTGTTCATGGCGTTGGACACGATCAGTGGGAAGTCGGACGTGGTGTGCTCGGCCGCCCGGGTGAAGACGTCGTCGGGGCTGAGGCCCCGCGTCGAGACGCCCACGCGGGCCAGCGCGTCGCGGGCCGTGTCGAGCACGGACTCGGCGAGATACTGGCGCACCTCGGGCTTCGGCTCGCCGCCCGCCATGCGGACGTGCAAGGCATCGGCCCGGCGCTCGCGGATCACGGCCGGGTCGTCATTGCCGCCGCCGTGCACGCGGATCACAGGGCGGCTGCGCTTGCCCTCCATCGCTTCTGAGACGGCCTGCCTGACGGCAACGTCGTCGGCCCGCGCGTCGATGAGCTGGTCGCCCAGCTCCTCCGGCAAGCCCATGGTGTGGACGAGCGCGCGGACATAGCCTGCGGGCGGCACCGCGGCCACGCGCGCGGGAGTGGTTTCGGGAGTATCGGGCATGTTGGAGCTCCTCTGGTCATGCCGAAGGCGGGCAGAGGGGTCCGCCGGGTTGCTGGTGATGCTGACTTCTGTCAGCTGGGCGGCTGCGGGGGTGCGGATGCGCGTCTTAGCCATTGATCTCTCCGAAGTGCTCTTTCCACGCGCTGACGCGGTAGCCGACCGAAACCCCGGTCAGGGTGCCGTCGGCGATCCGTTGCAGGATCGGCTCGACGTCGCTGGCCGAGCTGAAGCGCAGCGTCGCGACAAGCGTATCGCCTTCGACCCGCACGGCCTCCACGCGACCGATGGCGTCCTTGGCCGATCCGGTGCGATGAGAGTCGAGGACCGGGAGGCCCACGGCCGAGCTGAGGTCGAAGGCCGACACGTCGAAGACTTCGGCGTACTCGCCGCGCGCGTCGCGCCGGATGACGGGGGACGCCGTCGCGATGACCGCTTCGACCGTCCTCAGCTCGGCGTTGAATGTGGACGTGCGGGGCTGCGCCGCTCGGGTCAGCATCGTCTCAGGCATCGCCGGACTCCTTGTCCGTGAAGGTCAGCCCCAGCTCGCGCTCGCGGGCGTGGTCGGCGGCGATCTCCGCGTCGAGGTCGGCCGCGTTCCAGCCCATCTCGGCTACCGCCTGCGAGCGGGACATGAGGCCCATGGACAGCGCCTCTTTCACGGCGGTCATATCCTTCGCGGGGTCGACCTGCGCTTGGCGCGGCATGATCCACTCGGCCCGGATGTCGGGCGACACGTCGAGCCGCCCTGCCACCACTTCGCTCGCCAGCCAGCGCCGCCAGACGGGACGAAGGAGCTGAGGCACGAGCACGCCGTACTGCGTCTGCTCCACACGCGCCCGGAACGGCAGGAGTCCTGCCCGCAGGGAGGAATAGTTGGCGTTGGTCAGGTCGCCCGACAGCATGTGCTCGGGCAGGCCGAGCGCAGCGGCGAGGGCGAGGAGATTCATCCGAACGAAGGCGGGCGAGTCCTTCGCCGCCTCCGGCGAAGAGAACTTGATGTCGCACCCGCCGGGCAGCACTCGAACCACGCCCGGCTCAAGGCTGATGTCGCTGAGGCCATCGGCGTCCGGGAACGCCGCCCCTATCCCACCCATGTTGGTCGTGTCGGTGATGAAGCCCGCGTGCATGGCGGCGATCTTCGCTCCGACCAAGAGCGCATCTAGGAGCTGGTCAAACTCATTGGCGGTCAGCACGGCCGCGGCGAGCCACGACAGGCCCCGCACCTGCCCGGCTGCGATGGGCTGGACGATGTGCAACACGTCCGCCGCGTCGACGCGGACCGGCGGGGCGTAGTGCTCGAAGGTCGCGGTCGGCTGTTGCGGCAGGATGTGATACGCCACGCGCCGACCTTGGGCATCGAACTCGACCCCCTGCACGATCTCCCGATCGTCGCCGAGCCGCGCGTTCCTGGACTCGTCCAGTTGCTCGGGCGGGATAACCTGAAGGCGCAGCCCGTCGGGCGTATCGTGCAACAGGATCAGCGCCTCGCCGTCGACCACGAGGTGCCGGGCGATAGTCGCCTGAAGCCCCCAGAAGTCCGCGCGCCCGGCATGGTCCGCTTCCTCGGCCCAAGCGTCGAACGCGAAGCCAAGCTCGGCGTTGGGGGCGCGAGGCGTCGGTCGAATCCCCGTCCCCACGAGGGCCGTGATCCAATTATGGGTGCCGTTGGTGAGGAACGGTTGATTGACTGCAAGATACCTTGCCCGCTCGCGGGAGAGCCTGCCGCCTGCCGCCACCTCCGGGTTGACCGATCCGAAGACGGCCATGCTCCTGCCTCGCCGCCCGACCGCCGCCGCGTCGACGCGGCGCACCCGCGACGGCTCGGGCGCGTCGCGGGTGAAGCGGTTGACGAAGGACTTCGGCAGGAACGGGAAGGCCATTAGTGCATGGCCCGCTTGTCGAAGATCGCTTGGACCTTCGGATAGAAGCGGTCGAGAGCCGGGGTGAGCTCGATGGCCCAGACGGACTCGACCACGTAATTCTTGTTGCTGGTGAAGCCGAGCGTGGTCCCTTCGCGCTTGGCGAGCGTCATGATCCGCGCCTCGAAGTGCAGGTCGGCGTTGTCGGGCCGGTAGAACGCCCACACCTCAAGATTCCAGTCGCGGTGCCCGGCGACGTACTCGGCGATGACGTGCCGCGCGGGGGTCGCCTCGAACTCGGCTTCCATGCCTTCCGGGCGGTCGCCCACGCGCCAGCCGCTCAAGGCCAGCATCACGGCGCGGGCCGCCCGGTCGTTGTTGCCGACGAAGCGATGCAGCCGGGTCAGCGCATCGGCGACCAAGGCCTCTTCGGGCTGGAAGAGCCACGACTTGCGGCCCTCCGTCTCGCGCGCCGCCGGGGTCAGATACCCTTGCTTGAAGTACCAGCGCAGCCGGTCGGCCACGGCGGCCTTGTCTTCGTGATCGTGCAGGATCACGTCCGCCAGCTCGCCCGCCGTCAGGTACGCCCCGGGGTTCTTCGTGACGGGCTGGTACATGACCGGCCCCCCGTACTCTTTGGTCATCTCTTCGACTCCTCTTCGTGACGATGCTGGAGTAATCGGAGTCTGACTCCGAGTCAATGGACATGGAGTTTGACTTGGGGTATGCGGGATTCGGTAGCACGGCATCGCTGCCAGCCGTCCGCGCTCCCGGCCGAAAGTAGAGGGTCGGTCGGGAGCGCACCCCTCCCGGAGAAGAGGTAATCCATGCTCCCTTATGCGCGGCACTTGGCCGGAACGATGCGGGCCGGCCACTTCGTCAACAGCAGGAACGCTTTCGAGAGGTCCAGCCGTCAGCGCCGGAGAGCTTTCGAACGGTTCGTCATGTCGGAGATGAAGCACGTCGAGAAAATCACGGGAGTCGGAATGCCTCGGGAGGCATCAGACGAAGCCGTGCAGGCCCGATGCAAAGTCGATCCGATCTTTCGAGACGCTGTCGCGCGCATCACGAACGCGCGCGTCAAGCTTCTGGGCTACTAAATATTACGAGTTCGCCCAAGCGACCTCAAACCTTCCAAACGCTCGACCTAGCCAACTCGCTTAGACGACGTGTGTTTTCCTCGATTAGATCACGCGAAATTGTCTCGGCTTCACTCAACAGCGGAGGCAACTTGTATCCGCGACCCACAAGAACCTCCTTCTTTTCCGCAAAACCCTTGTCTGCCAGCAGACCATTTGTTTCCGAATCTACAAGAAAAAGGTTGCCGAGCTGACCAATAACATGTTCATCATCATCTGACTTAGAGGACGACTGCGGAAGGAGATGCTCAATCGTTAAGTCCTCGGAGTCCCCCAAAAATGGCTGCGCCTCCGCCTTCGCGATCTTCCTAAGAATGTACTGAACTAGGGATTTCTCGGAAGCATATAGATTTGTGAAGATTATCTGCTGGAATCCAACATCGAATTCCGCTTCCGGCACTTCTCTCTCGCGCAGCTTAGCAATAAGGTCTCCGATCGCAATTCCGACTTGGTTACTATCTTTTGCACTAAAGACCTGCCTGCCGAACGAAGAGTACATACCAGAAATTCCACCAGATGATCGCGACGAAGTGACGGCATTAAAACTAAAGTGGAACTTCTCGATTGCAGAAAGAGCGTTCCTTAAGGTCTTATATTTTATGATGCCATCACGATAAGCCCGCACGAGGGATAACAGCCCTGGCGCAGGCTGGACGACACGAAATACCCTCAAGGCCGCAAGCGAACGGGCTGCACTCTTCTCGTCTTTATTCCAACCGAACTGAGTGTCAAACATCGAGCGCCATTGTGCCGCGTCACTAACTAACCTGTCCAGATGACCTTTGGCATTGGTCTCATTAATAAGCTCTTTGACCTTCGAAAAAACCTTTGCTTTTCCCACAAAATCGTAGCGCGACTGCCACGAGTGGACGACAAACTGATCGGGGTCCAGCCTCACAGGAGAGCTGCTGATCGTATCAAGTATTTCCCGCCATTTATGCTTTGTCTGATCCACTTCCGAATTTGGCTTCAAATGTTTCGAGAAGTGATTGCGAAGCAAGTCGACAAGTGCGAGGTCTTTACCCCGGGTGTTAAGTGTCTCAAAGATCAGATAGGCGTCGTCCTCGTTTTCGAGAGAGACCAATATTACTGACAGTTCTAGAACTGCGTCTCTCAGCCCGCTCAGCCACCTGACCGCATCGATTGTGTTTGCATCTCTAGTTTGCTCCTTGTTGTCGAAGAAGCGCTCTACTGAACGGGCAATATTCTCCTCGAAAATTGCAAATGCTTGGGATATGGCCTCCTCCTCCCGGCCAATTTTGAGCTCCATTTCCGGCTCAGTAGCCTTCAAAATCTTTTCTTGCAGGAAAGGATATGACGTCTCAGTCTTCAATACGTAGACTGTCTTATATTCCTTGTCTCTTTTCTCAATGTATTCCTGAAGCCCGCTTGCAAGATCATCCGCTCCAAGCCTGGCAAATGCATCTCGAATCGCGCACAAGAATATCGTAATGGTGGTTAACCTTTGCTGACCATCGACGATCGCAAATAGATTGCCTTCTTTGTAGACAACCATCGCACCGATAAAGTAACTTTCCCCCTTGTTCTCATTGACGTCGTTCCAGAAAGTCAAAACTTGATCGGGCTCCCAAGAGTACTCCCGCTGGAAACGAGGAATTAGGAAGCGATTGCCCTTAAGTAGGTCCTCGATTCTCTTATCGTCAGACGAAATCTTCACGGTCTGGCCCTTCTCACGACGACAGCCACCTGCTTTTCACTACGGTAACTGGCTTCGGCGGCCCCGTCACCTTCCCCAACTCCGCTTCCCGCCGCTCGACGTCCGCCCCGATCAGCCCGCGGGCGCCGTAGGCGTAGACCAACGTGTCGAGGGCTTCGTTGCGGCGGCCCGAGACCACTTCCCAGCGGCGCACGGGGTGGCCCCGGCTGAACCTCGTCACAAGCCGCTCGGCGCGGAGCTGGTCGAAGTAGTCGCCTGACAGGGCGCTGCTGAAGAGGATCGTTTCGCCGTGGGCGATCCGCTGGTGCAGGGCCAGCTTCACCCCGTCGATACCGATCAGGGCAAGGCGAGTGCCCCGCGAGGTGCTGAACGCGAGGCTCGGACGGCTGAAGCCTGCGACGCCCTTCCCGGCGAGCACGCGGCGCGACGTGCGGGGGCGGCAGAAGGCATAGACCGCGTCGGCCCAGTTGCCGGAGTCGATCACGGCCGCGTCGACCGTGAGCACGCCCCCGGCCGGGTGGCGGAACTGCCGCCGCAAGAGGTCGTCGAGCTCCGCCCACGTCTCGTTCTCGGTCGGCGCTCCCCAGACGGTTTCGTGCCCCAGGACTCGCACGTCGCCGTCCTTCGTCCACCCGGCAAAGGTCGCTTCGATCCGGTCCGCCTGCACGTCCGCCCCGACCGTGAGGACCAAGGCTTCGGCGGGGATACGGTCGAGCCCAAAGGGGCGTTGCAGGGCGGCGAAGTCGGTCCCGTCGAGGTCGTCGCCCTCGCCACGCCACGGCTCGCCGAGCACGGTATTGAGCCACGGCTTGAGTGTGGTCGGACTGCGCTTCGCTTGAAGGAACTCCGCCGCCAGCCGCGGCCATGTGGCGTTCGGGAGCGTCGATGTGAGGGAGGTGAGCTTGTAGCCCCGATGCCCCTCCACCTCCGGCCGTGTGGCCCGCCAGCGGCCTTGCTCGACCATCTGGGGCTTCTGCCGGTCGGCCACCTCGGCCTCACACGCCGGGCAGCGCCAATGCGCCGTCTCGGGCTTGTCCGCGGCCCATCGGATATCCTTCCACAGTATCTCGCCGAAGGTGCCGCAGCTCGGGCACGGCACCTCGAAGACGCGCATGTCGGATTGCTCATAGGCCCGCACGATCCGCGACGTCTCGGCGTCGACGGGCGTCGAGGCCAGCACGATCTTGCGGTTGCCGAAGGTCATGGTCCGCCGCATGGCGAGCTCGACGGGATCGCCCTCCGTTCCGGCCGAGAGCTCATAGGCGTCGATTTCATCGGCGAAAAGGACGCGAGCCGTCCGGGCCCGGAGATTGCGCGGCGCGTGGGCGCTCACGACGGTCAGGGAGCCGCCCGCGAACTGCCGGTGCAGCATCGTGTCCCGCCCGGCCGTGTCGGCCGCCAGAGCGGCCCTGAGCGCGGGGGACTCGGCGAAGGTGGGCTCGACGACAGAGACTATGAGATGCCGCGCGTCGGCCTCGGCCGGGACGACGGCGAGGACCGGGGCCGGATCGTTCTGCACGAAGTGGCCGAGCGCCCCGACCATGAGCTGCGTCGCCCCGACACGGGCGCTCTTAAGGATGGACACCCGCTCGACCGACTCCTCGCCGATAGCGTCGGCGATCTCCCGTTGCGGCGGCCAGAGGCGCATCCGCCCGGGCTGCGCGGCGATGGCGCTCGGGAGGTAGACGTGGCCCTCGATCCAGTCGGAGAGTGCGAGCTTGGCGGGCGGCCGGAAGGCGGCGAAGGCATCGCGGCGGAGCCGGTCGAAACGGGGATCAAGCGTCATCGGCGATGCCCTCCATCGCGGCCCGCACCTCGGCGTCGAGGACGGCCGTCGCGTGCCGGTCTAGCCCGAGCTTAGCGGCCACCCGGCTCGGGATCGCGAGCACGCCCGCCCGGAGGTCCGTCACGATACCTCGCCACGCCGACGCCACGTCCCGGGCGTCGAGCATGTCCCCCCGGGTGACAGCGTTGTGCAGCGCGATCTTGTCGGCCTGCTCCCGGGCGAGGCGGAGCTTTTCGGCGGCGAGCTCCGCGTCGGCCCGGCGGCCCGTCGCCCCTGCCCGAGCGTGCTGGCAGTAGGCGTGGATGGCGGCCCGGAGCGGGAAGCGGTTGTCTTCCGTCCGCGGCAGGACGCCGTCGCGGGCGAGCGCGTTCACCCGGTTCGCCGTAAGCCCGAGCCATCCCGCGAGCTCGGCCGCCACCACGGGCTCGACGCCTGCCAGCGCGTCGATCTCCGCAAGCTCTTCGGGGGTCAGGGTTTCGGAAGCCATATCGTGTCCTTTACCGAAGTCAGATTTACCGGCTTACGAGACGGGGCCATCGGGTTTTCCGTCTCGTAATTTTACCGCAGGGGGAAAAGCCGGGGCTCCGCGCCCCCCGCAGCCCAGAAAGCGGGGAAGGACCCATCGTCCTTACGAGACGCTGCTTTACCGGCTTACCGGACGTCTCGCCTGAAGGGTCTGAAGGGTCCGAATGGTGTTGAGCCTCAACGGCCCCACAGACCCCATGCCCCCCTACAGGCCCTCTAGCCCACAAGGTACTCTCTAGAAACTTACCCTTCGGACCCTTCAGACCCTTCGGGAGCCCTTGTTTGTGGGGCGATTTGTCCAAAGGGTTCATTGCCCTGACCCTTCGGACCCTTCGGGAGCCACAGTACATCACTTGACGATCCTCAACTGCGTGACGGGGCGTTCCCAGAACGCCCGCCCCACACTGTCGCGTTGCCTCTCCCACCCGAGACGCTTCAGGATGTCGCCGACCCGCTTCATGCTTCTCTCGTGCATGTGGGCGGGCAGGCCCAAGGCGAGCTCCATCACCTCCCAAACCGTGCAACGCTGGCGGGGCCCTTCGCACGAGTCGTCCCCCGCCGGATTGTCGAGCCACGCGGCAATCGGTTCTTCCCACGGGTGCGCCGCGTACGCCGCTTCCTGCTCTTCCCGCGCCGCGGCCTCCGCGTCGCCGTCGAGCCACCACGCCTCGCCCGCACGGTAGGCGGCGACGGCCTCCGCGAAAAGTTGGGTGCGGGCGCTCTTCAAGCCCACGACGTTAATCCTGCCGCAATGGATCGGCCAGAATCGACGCCCCCCGGTCGCGTCCCGGAGGAACGTGTCTTCGTTGGTGGTGCCGACGAAGACGCACTGGCGCTGATACCGTTCATCGGACCGGCCGTAGGCTTCGCGGAAGCGGTCCGCCTGCGTCGAGAGAAAGGACTTCAAATGCTGGTTGGTCGCCCGCCGCGACGGGGCCAGCTCGGCGAGCTCGACCAGCCACAGGCCCCGGAGGTGATCCATCGCTTCCTTGCCCCCGTTGATCGGCGGGAGCGTGTCGGAGAAATAATCGCTACCGGAGAGAACGCGGCACGCCGAGCTCTTCCCCCCGCCTTGCGGGCCGATCAGCACCGGCACGTGATCGTGCTTGCAGCCGGGCTCCATCACCCGCGCCACCATCGCGATAAGAAAGGCCCGCCCGACGGCCCGGGTGTAGATCGCGTCCTCGGCCCCGAGATACCGCGTGAGCCACGTGTCGAGCCGCGGGACGCCGTCGTGGCGGGCCGCGTTGAGCTGGTCGCGGATCGGGTGATAGGACCGCCGCTCCGCAACGGCCCGGATCGCGGGCTTCAGGAGCTCGGCCTTGATCGTGGGCATCCCCCGCAATTCGAGGCCGGTCCGCACCCGCCCCTCCTCCGCGGCCCCGATCTCGCCCCGAGCCCATTCGGCCCGATGCGAGAGGAGGTTCCAGCGGAGCCCCTGAAGGATCGTGTCGCGGTTCCGCCCGAGGTAGTGGATCGCGTTGTGAAGGTTGTTCACCGGGCGGTCGCCCTGCATGAGCGGCGTGCCCCAGTCCTCTTCCACGCGCCCGACGTGCTCGGCGATCCAAGCGTCGAGCTCGACGTCATCGTCGACGTCGAGGTCAGCCATGGTCGCTTCCCTCTCTTCCTCGGCCCGCTGGTAAGCGCGGGTGAGAGCCCGATGACGCTGGCGCTTGTCGGTCCGTCCCCACCACTCGCCCGCCGGGCCGTCGTCGGCGGCGATGGCCTCAACGGCCTCTTCCTCCCGTACGCCGCGGTGCGCCCGCTCAGCGAGGAAGCGGAACGCCACCCCCGAGCCCGACTGGTCGCGATCATCGCGCGGCGGTGCGGCGTCCACGTCGTCGACTTCGTCGAGATAGGCCCCGCCTTCGGACAGGAAGACTTCGGGCGGCCGCCCGTCGAGCCCGCCCGCATAGAAGGCGGTCGAGAGCGCGAAGGACTCACCTGCGAAGCCGCCCCCGAGGATCGCGGCCGCCTTGCGGGCGAGCGGTTCACGATCCTCGGGCGGATAGGTCCGGCTGAGCGGCAGATAGGGCCGCCAGCGGTTGCCCTTGCCCGGCAGGCCATGGCTTGGCGACGTGACGACTATGCCCGCCACGCCCGCGTTCCTGAGGCGCCGAGCCGCCTCCTCGGGCGTCCGCTCGCCCTTGTCATAATCGAGCTCGATTCCGCTGATGCCCGTCACGTTCGCGTCGTGCCGGAGGAACCCCTTCTCCGAGCGGGCAGTGCCGAACTCCGCGAACTTAATGAGGGAGAGAGCTTCCTTCCGGGGGGCCGTCTTCCGGACGATGTCCTTTGCGAGCTTCCTCAGCGTCCCGCTCAGCTGCTGAGCTTCGCGGTCATAGACGCTCTTGAAGCGGGTGAGGGTGATCTGCCGGTCGAGTGGATCGATCTCTTGCCCTATCCCAATTTTTGCGGTATCTGAATACCCCAT